ATAGATGGCAGCTCCTAATTCACGCGCAACTCTTATAGATTATTGTAGAAGACGTTTAGGCGAACCAGTAATTGAAGTAAATGTTGATGAAGATCAGCTCGAAGATCGTGTTGACGAATCACTACAGTATTATCGTGAGTTTCATTCTGATGCAACTGTGAGAACATATCTTAAGCATTTAGTCACAGCAGATGATGTTACAAATCAATATATACCTTTAGCAAACAATATAATATTTGTTTCTAAAATGTTTCCTGTTGCAGGCGGCATTGTTGGTGGTAGTGGAATGTTTGATATAAAATATCAAATGATGTTGAATAATATTCATGATTTAGTAAGCTTTGCTGGTGACTTAGCATACTATGAACAAATGCAACAATATCTGTCTACATTAGATATGAAATTAAATGGCACGCCGCAGGTTCAGTTTTCTAGAAGACAAAACAGACTTTATGTATTTGGTGATTTTGTTGATGGTGATATTAAAGTCGGTGATTATATTGTAGCTGAAGTTTATACTGAAGTAAGTGATGTTGATCATACTTCAATATTTAATGATATGTTTATAAAAGAATATACCACTGCATTGATAAAACAACAGTGGGGTCAGAACTTAATTAAGTTTGAAGGAATGCAATTACCTGGAGGCGTTATTTTAAATGGAAGACAATTGTATGATGATGCTACTGCTGAGATAGCTACTCTTAGAGAAAACATAAGATTAGAACACGAATTTCCACCAGACTTTTTTGTAGGATAATATGGCAACAAATTTATACTTTAGTCAAAAAGTAAGATCCGAGCAGAATCTCTATGAAGACATAGTTATTGAAGCGCTTAAAACTTATGGTCAAGACCTTTATTACTTACCAAGAGATATTGTGAATGAAGATAAGATATTTGGAGATGATCCAGTATCAAGTTTTAATTCGTCGTATATGCTTGAAATGTACATTGAGAATACAGAAGGGTTTGAAGGTGAAGGCGATCTCTTTACAAGATTTGGCGTAGAAATACGCGATGAAGCTACATTTATAGTATCAAGAAGAAGATGGGCAGCAACTGTACAAAGGTATGATAATGAGATTACAACTCAAAGACCAGCCGAAGGTGATTTAATATATCTTCCTTTAAGTAAATCTTTTTTTCAAATAATGCATGTAGAACATGAACAACCGTTTTATCAATTAAGTAACTTACCAGTATATAAAATGAGATGTCAACTATTTGAATATACTGGAGAAGATATGGACACTGGTGTTGATGCCTTAGATAGTCTTGAAATTAAATACGCATATAAGTATATCTTATCTCTAGATAATACAAGAGATAGTGCTGAAGCTTCAGCAACGCTAAGTGACGGTGTTTTACAAAGTATAAATATTACCGATAGTGGCAGTAACTATTTTGTAGTACCAACAGTAACAATAAATGATAATACAGGTGTTGGCGCTGTAATAACTGCTTCGATTGATAGTAATAACGGTAAAGTTAATGAGCTTACAATTACGAGTGCTGGTTCTGGTTATGTTAATCCTGTAATAACATTTTCAAGTCCAGCAATTACTGCTTTTCAAGTAGGAGAAACAATCACGTCTCCAAGTGGTGATACTATTATGAGAGGCGAAGTAGCAAAGTATTCAGATTCTGATGACAAATTACATGTTATTCATGCAGGAGCTGATGATGGTAAATACCATAATTTTGCTACAAGCAAACGCGTGGTAGGATTAAAATCTGGTGCTGGCGGAGTTATCTCGTTAGTAGTAGAAGATAATCAGTTATCAGAGAACGAGCAAAATACAGATTTTTCAACAGGTGCAGACTTCATTGACTTTAGTGAATCTAATCCATTCGGCGATGTGAGTAATAACTAATGTTTGGTGGACACTTTTATCATTCTAAAACTAAAAAAGCAGTGGCGCTGTTCGGCAGGCTTTTTAACAACATATATGTGATAAGAAAAAATTCAGCTGGTGCAGTAATAAGTCAACTTAGAGTTCCGTTGTCGTATGCACCTAAACAAAAGTATCTTGAAAGAATTAGAGAGAATCCAAGTTTAACAGAAGATACGCAGGTTGCAATTAAGTTACCAAGATTATCTTTTGAGATTACAGCTATTTCGTATGATGCGCAAAGACAATTAGCTAAAGTTGGAAATTTTACTACAAATTCTTCCACTGGTGAAAATACTAAAAGACAACGTTTTTTTAATCCAGTACCATATTCAGTTAATTTTCAATTAAACGCATACGCTAAATCGCAAGATGACGCATTACAAATTGTAGAACAAATACTTCCTACGTTTAATCCACAATATTCAATGACTATAAAACCATTTTCATCTGAATATCCAGAGTTTAAAGAAGACATACAAGTTATTATACAGGGTGTATCTTTTTCAGATGATTTTGAAGGTGCAATGGAACAAAGAAGAACAATAATTTATACGTTGGACTTTGAAATGAAATTAAGTTTTCATGGTCCAATTTCAGATACTAGCATTATACGTGATGTTAGAGCAAAAGTATTCGATATTAAAGCAGGTCTTAATGATTCTGATATAGGATTAGAAACTATAGTTGTTACGCCTAATCCCGTAAATACTATAGGACTTGATGATAGTACTTTTGGATTTTCAACCAATATTTTAGATAGTGCGAGTTAAATATGTATACATACAGATGTAAAGTAGTAAAGATAATTGATGGAGACACAGTTGATGTTGATATTGATTTAGGTTTTGGTGTTTGGTTACACAAAGAAAGAATAAGATTATATGGTATTGATACACCAGAATCAAGGACAAGAGATCTTGAAGAAAAGAAATATGGAAATGCAGCTAAGAAATTTTTAACTGGAATGTTAGATGACGAAGCTGGCATTCTACTTAAAACACAAAAAGATGCTGAAGGTAAATTTGGAAGAATCTTAGGTGAACTGTGGAGAACAACAAACTATGCAGATCAATCAATAAATGATTATTTGGTTGAAAAACACCATGCAGTAAGTTATTATGGTCAATCTAAAGATGACATTGAAGCTGCGCATCTTAAGAATCGTGAGTTAGTTATATTAAATGAGTAAAAAAGATATAGAAAAGTTCTTTCCTCCAGAAGAAAAGAACATTGATAATGATTACAAATATTCTAGAGATACATATTATGAACTCGTGGAAAAAGGAAAACAAAGCTTAGAGTTAATGATGGAGGTTGCACGCGAAAGTGAACATCCTCGAGCATTCGAAGTATTGTCAGGAATGATTAAAAATATTTCTGATGTAAACGATAGGCTAATGGATCTTAATAAGAAAAAGAAAGACATTGATAAAAAAGATGATGTTAAAAATGTTGCAAATACTACTAACAATCTTTTTGTAGGTTCCACAACTGAGCTTCAAAAGCTACTAAAGAATGAATCGGAAATATTGAATGTCACTCCAAAACAGGAATGAAAACTACCTAGGTAATCCTAATATAAAAAAAGACGGTATTACCACAAACTTTACAAAAGAACAAGTACTTGAATACGCGAAGTGTATGAAGGATCCTGCATACTTTGTTGAAAAATATGCTAAGATTATTTCTTTAGATAAAGGTTTAGTTCCATTTGAATTATATCCTTATCAACAAAAAATGTTTAAGCAGTTTCAGTCACATAGATTTAATATTGTATTAGCATGTAGACAATCTGGAAAATCAATATCAGCGTGCGGATACTTATTATGGTTTGCGTTATTTCAATCAGAAAAATCTATAGCAGTATTAGCTAACAAAGGCGCAACTGCTCGAGAGATGTTAGCAAGAATAACTATTATGCTTGAAAACATTCCGTTCTTTCTACAACCTGGTTGTAAAGCTCTTAATAAATCAAATATAGATTTTAGTAATAATAGTAGAATAATAGCAGCAGCTACAACAGGATCATCTATTCGTGGTCTTTCTATAAACCTATTATATTTAGATGAGTTTGCTTTTGTTGAACGTGCAGCAGAATTTTATACATCAACTTATCCAGTGGTATCATCTGGTGGAGAAACAAAAATTATAGTAACATCTACTGCAAATGGAATAGGAAATACTTTTCATAAAATATGGGAAGGATCTATTCAAGGAGTAAATGAATATAAAAATTTTAGAGTTGATTGGCATGATGTTCCAGGCCGTGATGAAAAGTGGAAAGAAGAAACCATAAACAATACGTCACAAATACAGTTTGATCAAGAATTCGGAAATACATTTTTTGGAACTGGTAATACATTAGTGAATGCTCAGACATTATTAAACTTAAGAGCTAAGCCACCAAAAAGATATTTAGAAGGTGGTGATTGTTTAATTTATAAAGAACCTATTAAAGGACATGAATATCTTCTAGTTGCTGATGTGTCAAAGGGAAGAGGCCAAGACTATTCATCTTTTAGTTTGATCGACATTAACGTTCGCCCTTTCGAGCAAGTTGTTGTATATCGCAATAATACTATCTCGCCTTTACTCTTCCCTAATATTATATATAAGTATGCGAATGTCTACAATGAAGCTTATTGTATTATTGAATCAAATGATCAAGGTTCCGTTGTGTGTAATGGTTTATATTATGATTTAGAATATGAGAATGTACACGTAGAATCTGCAATTAAGGCAAATGCAGTAGGTATAGATATTAATAGAAAATCTAAAAGACTTGGGTGTAGCGCATTAAAAGATTTATTAGAAAACAATAAGTTAACAGTAGTAGATGAACAAACAATATTAGAGATCTCAACATTTGAAGCTAAAGGACAGTCTTATGAAGCTGCAGTTGGTAACCATGACGATTTAGTTATGAACTTAGTTATGTTTGGTTTCTTTGTATCATCAGCTTACTTTTCCAATTTAACAGATATTAATATTAAAGATATGATATTTAAACAAAAATTAAAAGAAATTGAAGATGACATAGTACCTTTTGGATTTATTGATAACGGCAATGAAAATGCTAAAAGGATTGAACCAAGTGGAGATCATCCATGGGCCATAGAATATGATAGAGACTTGTAAAATTATAAATAATGGTAATAACAATTGAATATTCTTATTATGGTAATCGTATAATAAAAGGAAGATAAAATGGCACTAGGTACACCGTCAGAAAGTCCTGCGGTTGTTGTCAAAGAGATAGACCTGACTGGTGGCGTTCCAAACGTACAGTCAACTACAGGCGCAATCGTAATAAATTCAAGGTGGGGACCTGTCGAGCAAAGGGTTAAACTCAGTTCAGAAGCAGAACTAGTTGAAAAATTTGGCTCTCCAGATTCAGACACCACTTATTCATTTCACCAAGCTAATTTCTTTTTGAAGTATTCAAACGCACTTCAAACAGTAAGAGTAATTGATGACGCTGCTAAAAATGCTGTGTCAATAACTGGTCAAACAGCTGTAGCTAATCCACCTGCAGAAGTAGTGAAAAATGAAAACAGTTTTTTAAGTCAACAATCTGCTTTGGATTCAGATTTACACACGTTCATAGCAAAATATCCAGGAGCGCTTGGAAACAGTTTACAAGTTTCTATATGTCCTCAGTCTGCAGCAGATTCTGCGTTTACGTCATGGGCGTATAATAATGAATTTGATCAAGCTCCAGGAACATCCGATTTTGCTACTAAAAATAATGCAACAAATGATGAAATACACCTTGCAGTTATCGATAAAACTGGAAAGTTTACTGGAGTACAGGGTACACTTCTAGAAAGATTCGCATTTTTATCACTTGGTTCTAATGCTAAGAATACAGATGGTACTACTAATTATGTAAAAGACATTATCAATGAACGATCAAAATACGTTTGGTTAGTTGATTTTGATTCTGATATGAAAAATACTCTTGGTTCAAAGGCAGCTGCAGGA